TTTTTTTCTTTTAGTATATTATAATGGGTGGTGGATTAATGCAATTAGTAGCTTATGGCGCCCAAGACGTATATTTAACTGGTAATCCGCAAATTACCTTCTGGAAAGTTACTTACAGAAGACATACCAACTTTTCGATGGAATCTATTGAACAAACTTTTAACGGACAAGCTGATTTCGGTAGAAGAGTAAACTGTACCATTTCGCGCAATGGTGATCTTGCTTACAGAACTTATTTACAAGTAACTTTACCTGAAATTAACCAAAGTTTAAACACTTCTGGTGTCGGTGCCGTATATGCAAGATGGTTAGATTTCCCTGGTCATCAATTAATTGAACAAGTTGAAGTTGAAATTGGCGGTCAAAGAATTGATAAACATTATGGTGATTGGATGCATATTTGGTGCCAATTAACTCTTGATAAAAATCAACAAGAAGGATACAATAAAATGGTTGGACAAACTACCCAATTGACCTTTATGACTGATCCTGACTATGCTGATATCGATGGTCCTTGTGATTCGAATGCTCCAAGACAAGTTTGTGCTCCTAGAAATGCCCTACCAGAAACTACTCTTTACATTCCTCTACAATTCTGGTTCTGTACTAATCCTGGACTTGCTCTACCTCTTATTGCTCTACAATATCACGAAGTAAAGATTAATCTAGACCTAAGAGCAATTGATGAATGTTTGTGGGCTGTAAGTTCTTTAGATTCGGCCTCTTCTACTGAGGTCAAAGTTACTGCCGCATACAGCCAATCCTTAGTAAGTGCTTCTTTGTATGTTGATTACATTTATCTAGATACTGACGAAAGAAGAAGAATGGCTCAAAATCCAGCTGAATATTTGATCGAACAATTACAATTCACCGGTTCGGAATCGGTCGGTTCTTCTTCGAATAAAATTAGATTGAATTTCAATCACCCATGTAAAGAATTGGTATGGGTAGTTCAACCAGATTGCAATGTTGATTATTGCTCGGCTACTCAAGGAGATACCACTCTATACAAAACTCTAGGTGCTCAACCTTTCAATTATACTGACGCACTTGATGCTCTTCCGAATTCTATTAAAGCTTTCAGCACAGAAGAAGCTGTGGAGGGTTCGAAAGGCTTTATATCCGGCGACGCGTTCCAACAAGCAGCTGTTCCTAGTATTTCGACTGATGCTGTCAAAGCCGACACCACCCCCGCCAATATCTTATGGAATGAAAGCACTGATAAATGGGCCACAACTGGAAGCACCGCATTGGCATCCGGTGTTTCTGACGCAGGTGCTTTCGTATTGACCGAAACCTCGTTAGATATGCATTGCTGGGGCGAGAATCCAGTTGTAACCGCCAAATTACAACTTAATGGTCAAGACCGTTTCTCGGAACGCGAAGGAACCTATTTCGACCAAGTCCAACCATTCCAACATCACACTAGATCCCCAGACACCGGTATTAATGTTTATTCGTTCGCACTTCGCCCAGAAGAACAACAACCATCCGGAACTTGCAATTTCAGTCGTATTGATAATGCTACCTTACAACTTGTTCTATCTAATGCTACCGTTTCTGGTACTGGTACTGCTAAGGTAAGAGTATACGCCAGAAATTACAATGTATTAAGAATTATGTCTGGTATGGGTGGCCTTGCTTACTCGAATTAGAACGATATTTAATTAGATTTTTATTATTAATTATTAATAATAAAAATATTTTAAACAATAAATATTATATAATATATGGATATTTTTGAATTGAATAAAAAAACAAGAACAGATATAATAATATATAATACATTTGACATTAGAAATATTGTATCTTTATTAATAAAAAAAAATATTTTAGATGATGCTATAGTATTGATGGAATATATAGATGATTTTAGTTCCACAAATGAATTATTTATACATTGGTTAAAAAAAAATAATAAATTAAAAATGAATGATAAAGACATAATTTTTTTATGTATCAATGGATTACTTAATCAAAGTATAGGTATAAATATTAGTAAATATATTAAATATTGTATTCAATCTAATAATCTTTTATTTATAAAATATATAATTAAAAAGTACAATATAAAAAAAATAAAATTTAATTCTTTTTATCATTGTAATAATTATATTATTTTAAAATATATTATAAATTATACTACATTAAATAAGTTCCAATCTTTAAAAATGATTAAAAAAATTTGTAGAACTGGAAATATTTCTTCATTTATTTTTATGATTGAAAAATATGATTATATTTTAAAAGATAATCCCCAAATTCTTTTTAAAATAGCATTTATAAATAATAATATAGATATATTAAAATATTTATTAAGTTATGATGTTAAACTTTGTTTACAAGTAAAACCATATTATATTATGGGTATAAAAAATATGTCATATAAATGTATTCAATATATTCATTATAAATTAACAACACTATCTTATAAATTATACAATACTTCAGAATATAATGATATATTAATTTATATAATATCTACACGTAAAAAAATACCTATATTATTTTTTAAATGGTATTTAAAGAAGTTTTGTCATATTGTTAATTACAACTATATTATTAAAAATTTATTTGATTATAATCATTTAAATATTATAAAATTATTAAGTAATTTTATAAATTATAAATTTATAAAATCTTATTTTTTAACTGCGTGTTATAATGGTAATATAAATATTGTAAAATTTTTACATAAAAAAATAAATAAAAAAAATTTAATAATTGGTTTAAATATAATTTGTAATAATAATCATAATGATTGTTTTGAATTTTTAAAAAAAAAAACATCTCATAGAGATTTATATGCTTTATTATATAGATTAATTAATAATAAATACAATAATACATTCATTATAAAACAAATATATTTATATATTAAACCTATTTATCCGTTAAAATTACCATTATATTTGTGTTTAAAAAATGATTTTATATGGTGGATTAAATTAAATGAAAAACATTTTATAAAATTTTTAGATTATTATCTTAATATTATTTGTTATTTTGGATATTTTGACACATTTTTATATATTAAAAAATATTTTACTAAACAGCATTTTAGAAAGGCCTTTAAATTATCTTGCGAAGAAAAAGAAGGTATATTTATAGCTAAATGGATATATCATAATTATTCTATTAATTTAAAATTAATTGAAGACTCATTATTTTATTCTAATAATATAGATACTATAAAATGGTTGTTTAAACTAAACCCTAATATAGACTTAAGAAAAAATAATAATGCATATTTTATTTATAACTGTATTAAATCTAACATCACAATTGTTGAATGGATTAAATCAATTTATAATCATTATTCTTATACTGTTTATAATGATATTATTTTAGAATATACTATAAATTTATATTATACAAAACAAAAAAACATATTTATAAATGAAATATGTTCGATATGTCTAACTAAGAATTCTAATTGTATTACTACTTGTAATCATATGTTTTGTTATGATTGTATTAATATGTGGTATTTAAAAAATAATACTTGTCCTATTTGTAGAAAAATTATTAATGATGTTATTCTACACTAACAACCTTTGCTAAATTTCTTGGTTTATCTGGATTTATATTCATATTAATAGATATATTATAACATAATAATTGTAAAGGTATTATATTTAATATACACTGATATGTTTTATTTGTCCCAACATATATATCATTTATACCTCTTTCTATATTATTTGTTATAGTTATGATATTACTATTTCTTGATTTAATTTCTTGATATATATTATTATTTTTAGTTTTATATTTATCGTCACTATTTATTAATATAACAGGGAAATCCTTGTTTAATAAAGCAAATGGTCCGTGTTTTAAAGCACTCGAAGAATACCCCTCAGCGTGAATATATGTTATTTCTTTCATTTTTAATGCTGCTTCTTTTGCTATATGTTCATCATTATGCTTTCCTAATATAAAACAATTATTATTAATTATATTTAATCTATTATGGTTATATTGATAATTATTTATAATTTCTTCTATTTGTATTGGTAACTTTTTTAAATCATTTATGATATTTTTATGTTGATGCGTTTTTCCTTTATGTAATTGTACAAACCATAAAGATAATAAGGATAAGGTCAATACTTGACCTGTAAATGATTTTGTAGATGCAACACCTACCTCTCTTCCAAGATTCATATAACATCCACAATCTACCATGCGTGCTATTGTTGAATCTACATTATTTATTATTCCAATCTTTATATAATCATTTAGTATTTCAGAACATATTTGTAAATCCTTTGTCTCTCCAGATTGTGAGACAAATATAAAAACACATTTACCACGTCTTGGTATATCTTCTTTTGTAAAATTCGCACCATCAAATACCTGAATTGTATTTAAATTTGTTAATGTTTTTAAATAATTACATCCTATACAACACGCATAATACGATGTTCCGCAACCTAATAAAATAATATTATCACATTTTTTTATTTCATTTTTGTACTTTATTAAACCTCCAAATATTATTTCATTATTTATAATCCTACTTCCATTATTTGTTATTCTATTTACAATATCTGTTTGTTCTTTTATTTCTTTTAGTGTCCAATATCTTTCATTTAATTCTTCTACGTAGTTTTTTTGTGCTATATGAGTTTTATAAATTTTTTTTTTTTTTACATCTATGTTATTATTTATAATACTTACCATACATATATCATCTGATTCTATTTCCAAATAATTATTTAATTTATTACAAAATCCAGATTGTTCTGATGCAATTATTGCAAAGGTTTCACATATTCCTATTAATAAAGGACTTCCTCTTCTTGTACAATATATTGTATTAGGTTCGTCTATACATTGAATACATAACCCCCAAGTCCCGTTTAATTCGTTTATACTTTTATTAATTGCTTCTTCAACATTATTATATATTTTATAATAATAAGATATTAAATTAGATATTACCTCTGTATCTGTCTCCGATACAAATACATAACCACTATCTATTAATTTTTTTTTTAATTCTTTATAATTTTCTATTATACCATTATGAACTACCATTATTGTTCCATCGCTACTCATATGAGGATGTGAATTTATATCGTTTTTACAACCATGAGTTGCCCATCTTGTATGACCTATTCCATTTATACTTTCTGGATAAGTATATTCTTCTAATAATTCTATTGAATCTTTCTCATTAGTTGAAGCGAATTTTTTACCTGCCCATGTATTATTATATATTAACGATAATCCGGCCGAGTCATATCCTCTGTTTTGTAACTGTCTTAATCCTTCTAAAATATGTTTTGTAGTATTTTTACCTATACAAGCAATAATACCACACATACTATTTCTATTAATTATTGTTTAATTTATTATTAATTAAATAAATATAATTAATAAAATTAATGAATATTGATAAAACATTTATTATTAATTTAGAAAATAGAACAGATAGAAAAAATAAAATGATAAATGAATTAAAACGTGTAGGTATTACAAATTATGAATTCTTTAAAGCAATTAAACCACTAGAAAAAGAAATAAAAGAGTGGAATATAAATTATTTAAATCCTTTACCACAATGGATTATTAAACGTGGTAATATTGATCCTTTAAAATATAAAATTGGTTCATTAGGTTGTCTCAAAAGTCATTATGAAATTATTAAAATGTCGTATGATAATAATTACGAAAATATTTTAATTTTAGAAGACGATATTACATTTTTATTTAATGAAAATTTTCATTCTTTATTAACAAAATTGTCACCACATATAAATTTAATAAAAGATTGTTTTGGCTTACTATATTTATCTGGTAATCATTTAGGCGGATTAATAAAACAAATTACACCTAATATTTCTTTAATTAAAGGTATACTTAGCACAGGTAGTTATATTATTAACAGAAAAGCTATGAAAATGATAATAGACCAATTAATTAATTATGACAGAGAAATAGATGTTTATTATAGTAACATTTTACATAATAACATTCATTGTTTTTGTTTTATACCACACTTGACAAAACAAAATGAAGATTATTCTGATATATTAAATAAAAAGGTTAGGTATTCTCTAAAAGATACTTTACATTAAATATATTACAATTTAATTATATTCGTTATTATTATATGAATATAATAATAAAATTATATCAATGAGTTACGATATTATAGATGAAATTATAGATGAAACAGAATCAGAAGAAATTTATAATGAATTAGTTGTTAAATATAATAATTTAGAATACGAATGTTACACTTTACAATCAAAATATAATGAATTACTCTATAACTATAATAATGAATATCGTGAATTATTAAAAGATGAAATTTATACTTTACAATTAAAATATAATGAATTAGTAAAAAAATATATGAAAAAACAAGATGAATATTGTAATTATTGTCATGATTTAGAAGAAGAAAATAAAGAATTGAAAAAACAATTACTTTACTTAAATACTATAAAGAAAAAATAAATTAAAATGTTAAAATTGATATGAAATATAATATTACTATTATATTAATGAGCGAATTTATGAATAAAACTAAAATTTATATGTATTCTATGTTTGAAAAAGAATATGATGAAGATATCAAATATTATGATGATATTCACGATTTTATAGATAATAAATATAACTGTTATAGTATGGCTCGTAACGATTGTGACGAACTTTTATATAAATTGTCAGTAGATAATCCATTCAAGGCATACGAAATATTTAATTATGTTAATGAAAAATTAATTGATAATAATTGTATTGATTATGGTTCTTATATAAAGAAAATTAATGACTTTAAATATTTTATGGCTTCTGAATGGAAAAACGATAAACAAATTCAATAAACGATTTTGAAACAATTATTTAATATATCATAAAAATGTTGATAATATATTTTTTTACTCATATTTTTAAAAATTATGAGACATTTTTAATATTCTTTTCATTATTAACCATTTTAATTAAAAAGATGTTTTTAAAATTGATTCTAATATATTTTAATAATATATATATATATATGGAGACACAAAATGAAATAGCGGAGACACGAACTAAAATAATACGTTTAATTGAGACCCATATGCTTCCTTATAAATTTGTTATAAATGAATATTATAATTCGAAAGACGGTGTTCCAGATTATGATATTAAATTGGTAAATTATAATAATGATGTAATAGGTCAAATACAGATATCTATTATACCAAACCATACTCTTCGTCAAAAACGTGGAAGAAGCACCGCCAGACGACTCCCGGAAGGGAGTGAAGAACGTGTTATTAAAATACTATGGTTAGTTGTTAATCCACCATATTCAGGAAATAATTATGGAATACTAATGTTAATATATGGAATGTGTTTTATTTCACAAATTTATCCAACAATTCTATATGCTGTATTAGATGATGATTCAGACAGAAGTGCTTCTTTAAGTCGTAATATATATTCAAAATTAGGATTTACTTTTGATGATACTATTGCATTATCAAATAATGGAAAAAAAGTAGAAGGACAAGAAGGTCCTGATAAAACCGCTTACTTAGGTGGTTCCTTTTGGCATGATCTTTATGATAAAATTATTAATAATAAATATACTGGAGGAGCAGGAATACCACTATCAAGAAAATCACTATCAAGAAAAGTACAAGCAAGAAAAGCAAGTAAAGCAAGAAAAGCAAGTAAATCAAGAAAAGCAAGTAAATCAAGAAAAGCGAAAGCAAGAAAAGCCGAAAGCAAGAAAAAAAACAAGTAATGTGAAAAAGAAAAAATAAAAAAACGAAAATATAAAATTATTTTGAATAATATTTATAAATACAAATTATTTTTAAACCCTTGAAACTTTTATCAAAAAACAACTGATGAAACTATAAAATTAGCAAATAAATTAAATGTGAATATGATTTTATATAAATTCGTAATCCATTCGTTCGTTTTGTCTCATATTTATTTTTTCAAATTCATTTATGATATCGTCTTCTGTAATTAATAATAACTCACCAAATTCAATATCGTAATTTGATAAGTTATATAAAATATAACGACTCATCCATACGTAATTATAAACATTTTCTTTTTGTGTGTAAATAGAATATTCTCCATTTCTTCCTAATATATCAATCCCCATAGATTTACATAATCTTTTATGTTCTAAAAATGTATCGTTTTTTATATTATATTTTTGACTAATTTTAAAAGAAGAATTTGGGTAATCTTTCATAAATAAATCAAGTTCTTTTCTTTGATTGTTTTCTGAAATAAATAATTCTATTGGTTCTGTTAAAGTATTAATATAATATAAATCACATAAAATAATCTTATGTTTATCAGTTTTAAATGGATTTTTAAACATTTTGTTTGGTTTTATCATAATATTTTCTATATAAATAGGAGGCATATCTTCTACCTTATCATACTTTTTAATATAAGTTAAAGTTTCTGTGACAAGTTCACATTTTTCATTGACCCATACATAATCTAATTCCATTGTTATAGATAAGATATTTTTTATAATTTCAATTTTATTAAACTAGAAGAGAATTAGTACGAATATTAAAAGAAAGGTTCTCTTTATGGACATATGAAAAATAAAGAAAACTATAAAGTCAGCGTTTTAAATTTCAAAAGATGTAAAAAATCAAAGACAAACTGAACATTTGGTAACATGGAATAAAATTTAATAATAAAATATCACATACTTTTTCAAATATATTACCTCTTTTAGATTGTTTCTGCTTTTACAGATTATAAATATTCATCAAAAGTAGAAACTTGTATGCTTTCAAATAATTCAATTTCGTTCATTTATAGTATTGAATAAAAAACAAATAATTTTTTTAATTTGAATAATATTTATTTATAAAACCATAAATACCTATAAATGTATCTATTATAATTAATAAATATGTATATTGATATTTATTATACAATAATATACCTGATAATATATATAATATAGAATGAAAAGGACGATAATAATCCCACCATACTAATTGATTAAAAGCTCCTTTTTTTCTTTGTTTTGTAATAAATAAATAACCAAACCCTAAACCAATTATAAAAAATATAAAAGATAAAATATATCTTATATTTTCTTTATATAATATATAAGCAAGATATGCAAGAGAAAACCTAAAAATAATACATAAAATAAACATCGGGTTCATTATATATTTTATTATATATTATTTAAAGATATAATTAAATGAATAATAATGAAATTTGTATTTTTATTTTTACCATTTACAAATGGATTTATTCAATATAAACCTAAATTTAGAAGAGCATTTAATATTTTAAATCCAACTACATTAGATAATTCGTGGACATATAGTGATTTAATTAATAATATACAAGATGTAGATGGTATAACTATTGTAACAAAAGATAAGATTTCAAGCGAACTTTTTGCTTTAACTGATTATAATAGCCATAAAGTTCAATATGTTCCAGAATTATTCACAAATTTAATGAACGTATTAGAAAAAAATCATATTCCTTTTGATTTTGTAGATATTAATTCTAAAAACTTTTTATCACAAACAACAAATGTTATTGAATTTATTATCATTTCTTTTTCTTTTTCTTTTTTTTTAAATGTATTAACTGGATTCAATCCTATAAATATCATTACAGATAAAAAAAAAACAAATAAAATAGAAATAGAAACTATTAACACTAAATTTAACGATGTTGCAGGTTGTGAAGAAGTAAAATTCGAATTAACTGAAATAGTTGATTTTTTAAAAAACCCAGAAAAATATAATAATGCTGGAGCAAAAATACCAAAAGGCGTATTATTAGAAGGACCACCCGGAACAGGTAAAACATTATTAGCAAAAGCAGTAGCAGGAGAAGCAGGTGTCCCATTTTATTACGCAAGTGGTTCTCAATTTATTGAAATGTATGTAGGTGTTGGTGCATCAAGAGTCCGTGACCTATTTAATGAAGCTAAAAATAATTATCCTTGTGTTATTTTTATTGATGAAATTGATGCTATAGGGAGAAAAAGAGGTTCAGGTTTGTCTGGTGGAAATGATGAACGAGAACAAACATTAAATGAAATATTAACTAATATGGATGGTTTTACATATACTACTGGTTTAATAGTAATAGCAGCAACTAATCGTGTCGATATTTTAGATTCTGCTTTAACACGACCAGGTAGATTTGACCGTAAAATTAATGTTGGACTTCCAGATAAACAAGGAAGAATTGAAATTATGAAAGTTCATTTAAAAAATAAAATCTTAGATAATGATGTAAATCTTAAAATTATATCTACTTTAACACAAGGTTTTTCAGGTGCTGATTTAGCAAATTTAGCAAACGAAGCAGCAATATTAACTGTTAGAAATAATGATACTAAAATATCACAATCTATTTTATTAAAAGCATTTGAAAAAAATAATATTGGACTACCTACTAAAATAGATACCAGACCTTATAATATTCAAAGGATTATATCTTATCATGAAATAGGTCATACTCTTGTAGCTTTAAAATTTCCTCATTTAATTAAGGTTGAAAAGGTTACAATTCAATCAACTAAAAATGGTGCTGGTGGTTACACATTATTTATCCCAAATGAAAATTTAGTTTCCTACCCAACTAAAGAATATATATTAGCAAGTATCATGATAGCTTTAGGAGGTCGTGTTGCAGAACAAATATTATTTAAAAATAAAAAAACAAATAAATATTTAGAAGAAATTAACGACTTATATATTACAACGGGTGCTTCAAATGATATAAAAAAAGCAAATGATTTAGCGAGATTATATGTAAATTTATTTGAAAATATTGGTATATACGACGATAATTCATTTCCAAATTCTGTAAATAAGTTAAGTGAATATTCAAAAGAAGAAACTGATAAAGCTATTGATAATGTTATTAATTATTGTTATAATAAAACTACTATATTATTAAATGATAATAAAGGTTCTTTGGATAAATTATCAAGAGAACTGTTAAAAAAAAAAACATTATCAAGTAATGAACTATATACAAATAGTATTTATACATATAACATTAATTGATAGTTATACTTTGTAAAAAATAATTATAAAATTTATTATACGCTTTTTTAAGTGTTTCTATAAACTATATCTTTTGTTGTTCCACTCTTTTACACCTTTTCTCATTTAAAACGCCCATTTTGTTATATTTATAAATATAATATTCATATATATATATATATATGAATATTTGTATTGTAGTAGCGAGATATAATGAAGATTTAGAATGGACTAAATTTTTTTCAAATGTAATTGTTTATAACAAAGGAAACCCGTTAAGCGATGAATTTAATGAAAAATATTTGAACAATGTTGGTAGAGAAGGACATACATATTATAAACATATTTATGATAATTATGATAATTATGATAATTATGATAATTTAGCAGATTACACTATTTTTTTACAAGGAAACCCATTTGACCATTCACCAAATATAATATCTAATTTAAATAAATATGTTAATAATACAAATTTGAGTATTGATTTTGAATTTTTAAGCGAACGCGTTTTAGATTGTAATTTAACTGGTTGTAAGTATCATTATGGATTACCATTAATAGATACTTATGAAAAAATATTTGGTGAAAGAAATAAAAATATGGCATTCAAATTTGGAGCAGGTGCTCAGTTTATAGTATCCAAAAAAAAAATATTACAAAGACCAAAAGAATTTTACTTAAAAATTATTGAAATGTTAAATAAAGATATAAATCCAATTGAAGGGTTTGTGATTGAAAGATTTCATAAATTAATATTTAATTGAATATTGAATAAAAATGGGCGTTTTAAATGAGAAAAGGTGTAATAAATTATTTACGCATTTTTGATTTATTAGCATTCGAGACACATCGCGACAAATCTAATTTATTTTTCCATTGATTGGTATAAACGCTGAAGATTTAAACTATTATATGCAACTAAATTCGAAATTGATAAATTATCATTCAATAAATTAGGTTGATTACATAAATTTACCGGCATCAAACAATCATTTATACTAGAATTAGAAAGAGATGAATTCGTACTATTATCTAACGATATATGTATATTGGTTCTATTTATAATTGGTATACCTACCGGTATATCATTAGTATAGTTTCTTAGAGATCTACGAGAATTATCCATATTTTCATCATAATATTGTTTAATGTCATTTAAGGATAAACTTTTATATAATTTATTTTTTTGGACTTTATTTTTAATAAGCTGTTCATTTAATGTATATATTTTTGGGGGATACTCCTTAGGTGATGCCATATATATATTATAATAATATATTATTATATCATTTTCATAATTTATCTTAAACAAGTCTTATTTAATGTGTAAAATACCATATTATCTAATATATTTTCATCTCTTATAATTTTACCCGTATCCATTATCATAATAAAAAACATATATCTTTCATATATACACTATCTGTAATAAACAATAGTAATCTTCAATACTATTTATACATTTCATATTATTAATTTTATCTAATATAGTTTTTCTATTACGCAATTATGTATCTTTAAAAAATTTAAATCCCCATATTATTTGAAATCCGTTGTTTAATAAATTACTACCTTTACTTTTATTTTGTCAATGTTCGGTATTATATCTTTTATACAATTTTGTAGAATTAAATATACCATTTCCAATTAAACCATAAGTTGAAGACATTTTATATCCGGTTTTCTTTCATAGCTTTTAATTGTATTTAATAAATCTAGGTTGGAATAATTACACTTTATTATTATAATTTGTTATTTTTAACCATTCAGATGGAAAAAGATCTTTTGTATTTTTTTGTATTTTTTCACCAAACCAAACATCAGGATAGTATACATTTTTATTCTTGTTTTCATTAAAATAAGCACCCCACCAACTAAAAGTACTATTTGCTATAATATTGTGATTACATTTACTCATAATTAACATTTGTTCATAATCTTTATATTTTTCATTTATTGGTTCAAAGATTATATATTTGTACTTTTCTTTTAATATATTAATTCTATCGTTTACAATTACCTCATCTTCTTTTTCATAAAAATATATAATATTCCAATCATTTTTATTTGTATCTTTTATTAATTTATCAATCGCATTTATATAATAATTTATAGATAATATTGGATGATATTGTTGTAGTTTTTTATAGTCCCCCATTCTAAAATGCAATGAAACTTTATTGTCACAATCTATTTTAATATCTTCTTTTTGTTCTTTTAATTTTATCATTTTAAATATATTTTCCTTTTCATTTTCAAAATATTTATACGATTGAAAATAACCATATAATTTAAAAGAATCATTATTTACAATAGGTATCTTTGTATAATTGAACGTAGGTTCTTTTAATATTGGTATATTATGTATCGTATTTCTTAATAAAGGTTTTAAAGATTTTAAAAAATTATCCCAATAGTATGGTCTATATAATATTCTATTAGATGGTCTATTTTCAAAATATATAAATGATTGATAATTTTTTCTATATATTGAACAATATGATATTAATGTAAAAATTTGAAACAATTGGTTTCCCAATCCTCCCATAATTTCTATGGTTATCATTTATATTTAATATTATTTTTATATTTAATATTATTTTTTATATTTAAAAATATAAAATTGATTGTATTTATTTAACATTTATAAATATAATGGCGTTAGTTTCATACAGTAAAATTAACATTTATGAACCCGATTTTGATATTATATCAGGTTTAAATATTGATAAATGTCCTTTTATTAGAAATTCTAGAAATAATCCTATGTATAAATGTTTATGTAATAATCAGACATTTACTAATTTTTCAAGTTTTCAATCACATATTAAATTAAAAACACACGAAATATGGATGGTTAATTGTACTGATTATTTTAATGAATTAAATAGTTATAAAAAGGAAATTGAACGTTTATCTAATGAAAATATTAAAAAGGATAAGATTATTTCCAAAACAATGAATGATTATGAAACATTATTAAAAGATACCGAGATTATAAAAACTGATATAAAAAATAAAAATTCAGATTTTTTAAAAAATAAAAAATATTATTTTGATAATATAATTAAACTAAAAAATGATTTATTAATTAAAGACACTGAAATAATGGAATTAGAAAATAAATTATTGAAAACAGATATTTGTTGATTAACTTTTAATTTATTATTTTTATATTAACATTATAAATAATTTAAAAAGAATTTAATATTCTAATTAATGACTTTACAAGGTGAAACAATCGGTATTGATTTAGGAACAACTTATTCTTGTGTTGGAGTTTGGCAGAATGATCGTGTTGAAATTATTGCTAATGATCAAGGAAACCGAACGACACCGTCTTATGTTGCTTTTAACGACACCGAACGTTTAATTGGAGATGCTGCGAAGAATCAGGCTGCGTCTAATCCAACAAATACTATTTTTGATGCCAAACGTCTTATTGGTAGAAATATTAATGACGAGACAGTTAAATCTGATATGACACATTGGCCTTTTAAAGTTTTATCTGGTAAAAATAACCAACCTATCGTTCAAGTTGATTATAAAGGAGAAACTAAAACTTTTACCCCAGAAGAAATTTCAGCTATGATTTTAACAAAAATGAAAGAAACTGCTGAATCCTATTTAGGTAAAGAAGTCAAGAATGCAGTAATTACTGTTCCTGCTTATTTTAACGACAGCCAACGACAATCTACAAAAGACGCAGGTGTTATTGCTGGTCTTAATATTCTTCGTATTATTAATGAACCAACAGCCGCTGCTATTGCTTATGGACTAGATAAAAAGGGTCCAGAAAAAAATGTTCTTATTTTTGATCTAGGTGGAGGAACTTTCGACGTTAGTGTTCTTTCTATTGATGAAGGTATTTTCGAAGTTAAGTCTACTGCAGGAGACACGCATTTGGGAGGAGAAGATTTTGATAACAGAATGGTTGATTATTGTTGTGAAGAATTTAAAAGAAAAAATAAAAAAGATATTAAGACAAATCATCGCGCTCTTAGACGTCTAAGATCATCTTGCGAAAGAGCTAAAAGAACACTTTCTACTTCTACGCAAGCATTTATTGAAGTAGATTCTCTATTTGAAGGTATTGATTATAATACAACTATCACTCGTGCTAAATTCGAAGACATGAATGCTGATTATTTTCGTAAATGTATGGACCCTGTAGAAAAAGTTATTAAAGATAGTAAGCTTTCCAAAAGTTCAATCGACGAAATTGTTCTTGTTGGTGGTTCTACCAGAATTCCTAAGGTTCAACAACTATTGAGTGATTATTTTGGAGGAAAAGAATTGTGTAAAAATATTAATCCAGACGAAGCTGTCGCAAATGGAGCAACGGTTCAAGCAGCACTATTAAGTGGTAATGAAAAATCGGGGAAATTACAAGACCTTTTACTTTTAGATGTTACACCTTTGTCTCTAGGTCTAGAAACATCCGGAGGAATTATGACAGCACTTATTCCTAGAAATACTACTGTTCCAAGTAAAAAAAGTCAGATTTTTTCTACGTATGCTGATAATCAACCTGCGGTAAATATTCAAGTTTATGAAGGAGAACGTGTAAAAACAAAAGATAATAACAAACTTGGTGAATTTCTTCTAGAAGGTATCCCACCTATGCCACGCGGACAACCACAGATTGAAGTATCTTTTGATATTGATGCAAATGGTATTCTTAAAGTTTCGGCTATGGAAAAAAGCACCGGTAAAGTTATGAATATTGAAATTAAAAATGATAAAGGAAGACTATCCGATAATGATATTGAAAAAATGGTTCAAGAAGCAGAAAAATATAAAGCTGAAGATGAAGCATTTAAACTTAAAATTGAAGCAAAAAATAAACTTGAAAATACACTTTTTCAGTGTAAAACTACAACTGAACAAGTCAAAGAAACTACTCCTGAAATCGATGAATTAAAAACAAAAATTAATGAAAATATTGAATGGTTAAATAATCACCCAAATGAAGAAATTAACGTATATGAAGATAAAGAAAATGAAATTCAAGAATTAGTAAAATCTTTAATGCCTGCTGGTATGCCTGCTGGTATGCCTGATATGCCTGGTGGTATGCCTGATATGCCTGCTACACCAGAAAAAGATGTTAATATCGAAGAAATTGATTAGTTATATTTTTAGTTTCACTAATAAATATATGAGATACAATTGGACCACTCCACCAATAATTACCCAAATATACTTTTAATATATCATCTATGTTATAATTTAACCCATAATATGTTATAATTGTAAATATTAATATAGATATTATTTTTTCTTTTATTTTTATTTTATCCTTAAATACTCTACTATAATGCCTAGGTGTATGTATACACGACAAATAAAAAATAGATGTTTCAGGTTTAATTAACCATATATTATGCAATATATAAGAACCTTTTATATTATAAGGAACATCGTTTCTTAAGTGATATATAGATGTAACAAATAATATTCCTAATTTATATATTTCGGGAATTGAATATATTAAAGGGTTTATTATTAAATTAGCTGTTATTATTTTTTTAGGACACTCTATTATATCAGTTATACCATGAGGTATTATAGCTATAAGTCCTGCTTTAATAAATGGATTTATTATCATTATAATTATATTTATAATGATAATATTTAAATACTTATAAGTTTATACTTTTAAAATACTTCTTGATTTATTAAATGTTTTTTTACTTGTTTTTTTACTTGTATTTTTACTTGTATTTTTACTTGTTTTTTTACTTGTATTTTTACTTGTATTTTTACTTGTATTTTTACTTGTATTTTTACTTGTATTTTTAATAGATTTTTTAATTGATTCTAAATCATTTATATATATATTTTTAATATAATTTTCAAGGCTATTCGGTTTACCGTTATTACTAGTATTACTATTATAAGTATTTGCATTTGATATTTGATTTTCTTCTGCTTTTACTTCTTCTTCTGCTTTTGCCGCTTTTGCCGCTTTTGCCGCTTTTGCTGCTTTTGCTGCTTTTGCTGCTTTTGCTGCTTTTGCTTTTGCAGCTTTTGCTTCTTTTTCTTCTTTTGCTTCTTTTGCTGCTTTTACTGCTTTTGCTTTTGCCACTTTTGCAGCTTTTGCAGCTTTTGCCACTTTTGCAGCTTTTGCTGCTTTTGCTGCTTTTGCAGCTGCCACTTTTGCGGCTTCTTCAGTTGCTTCTGATTCTTCAGTTGCTTCTGATTCTTCAGCTGCTTCTTCTGATTCTTCAGTTGCTTCTGATTCCACTTTTTTTTTTAAAATTAACGAATCATAATGATTTCCAATATGATCTTTACCTGCATAATTAGATAATATAAATATCTTTTTTTTATCACATTTTTTATCATCATCATTCTTAAATATATATTTATTAATACCAGTTATTCTTTGTGTTTTAATAAACGGGTTAAAGGGTGAATATACTACTATACATACATCAAATAATTCAGATAATACCCCTATATGAACGTCTGTTAAATACTCTTTTTTTTTTAATTCATCACTCGGATCTTCTGTATTATTATTTTTTATCATATTTTTATAAATTATTTGTCTCAATAATGTTATTGTTCTTTTATCATATTCTATTGTTTTTTTTTTTACAAGTTTAATGTCAGACTTATTAGGGTTGTTTTTTAAATATTTATTTATTATTTTATTTATATATTCATATCCTTTTATATTCGATAAACCATATAATAATGAATGTAATAAACAATGTGAGTCTCCTTCTACACCCACTATATTAAAAACTTTATTAATTTCATCCATTATATAATATGTCTATATTTTAATTAGATGTTGTATCAAATCAACACGCCCCTCTCTTAAATAGGATTCATCTAATAAATTAATATCTTCCCACGATTTATTAGAACATAATATTAATATTACATTAGGATAAAGTCCATAATCTATTTTATCTAAAAAATTATTCCAAGTTATTTTATTATATATTTGAATTGTATTTTTTTTATGTAGGCATATTTTTTCATTATGTATATTATTTAATATTATGTCTATTTCATCCATTAATACAATCAGAGGTTTTTGAGCAGTTGGATTTATATTATAATATAAATTACTGAATGAATCAGATGGTTCTGTTGGATTAAATGTATCACATATAGATGCGTTTATTTTTCTTGCTATTAAATATGATAATATTGTTTTTCCACTGTTTGCTTTTCCATAAATAAAACACTTTACATTATTTTTATTATTATACATATTCATTATATTATTAAATACATGTTGTTGTTGTTCATTTAATTTATATGGATTTATATGTAATTTTCTTTTTATATAATCAAAAAAAACATAATCTCCCGTGCGGTTCCAATAATCTATACTTGTATCTAATTTTTCGTTTATTTTTTCAATTTTTTCAATTTTCTTTTTATTATTATTTGTTAATATTTCTTCCATAATACACTTAGTTGTAAAAATAAACATTTTACACCACGAATTCTCAGGTATATATATAATTAATCGTAAATTATATTTCCTTGTTATTATTAAACCACGAGGACTATTATCTTCCATATATCCTGTAGATATACATTCATGTATATTATTTTTTACTATATTGTATGTTTCTCTTTTAGATATATTATACATGTTTATATTTATAAACTTCAATGATAATAATAAGAATGGAGTAAATATTTCAAAAGTTGATTTTATATTTAACATAGTCATATATAAAAATAGTAAATAATCATTCATATATCTATTATTAATTTAATTTTAAATTGATATTAAAATTGATTTTATTAATTTTATATATTTTTATTAAATGGCAGATGTATCTATTATTTTACTTGAAACTATTAAAGTAGATGACGACAATACATTCAATTATATTATTAATAAATATAATAAAAATTTAACATCTCATTATACTTATTGTTTTGATTATAATATATTTAAATATTTCGACATTTTACTTGGACTATTTATAAAAAAAAAAATATACATTAACACTTTTACCATTAAAGAACTTTTTTTAAAGGCGTGTGCTAATAAGTATAAAATTTTAGAAATTTATTATAAATATAATATATTATACGATAAAGGTTTTGTAGTTTCCTGTATTAATAATAATATAGACGCTGTTAAATTATTAATTAATAAAAATATATATTATGATATTGAATATTGTTTTTGTATATCTTGTTCATTGGGTTATTTAAATTTAATAAAAATTTTATATAATACTGGATTAATAAATAAAACGTGTATAAATATTGGATTTAATAATTCATGTGTTAATAATTATATAAATATTGTAATGTGGTTATATACATTGTCTATTGATATTGATTATATTGAAAAAGGATTTATTTCAGCTCATAAAAAAAATAATAGAGATATAATTAATTGGATTGAAACTTTAAACTTTAAAGGACATTATATTAAATATATTGATAATAATATTGTATATGAAAAAAAAAAAATAATAATTAATAAGACAATAAATTTAAATATTGATGAAGATTGTTGTATATGTTATAACAAGGTAAATTTATTATTGACTTGTAATCACTATTTGTGTGAAAGTTGTGTTAATAGATATTATATATTATATAATAACTCTTTTAAATGTCCTGTTTGTAGATTTAATAATTATTATTCAAATTTGAAAAGAATAATAATTAAAAAAAGATAA